CCCGCCAGACGGTCCCGGGAACCTTTCTCTGTTTGAGGTTTCCATGTACAAAAACATACCCGCTTCGCTGATCGGCCGCAGCGTTTTGAACGGCGGCGGCTTTTCAAATACAAAAAACAATAAAAACATCAAAAATGGAGGACTGGAAAAAATGGAAATCAAAACGGTCGAGGATCTGGCTGCGGCATTTCCGGGCCTGGTGGGGCAGGTTGCCGAGACGGCCGCCGCCGACGAACGCAAGCGCATAAAGGACATCGAGGACATCGCGCTCGACGGCTTCGAGGACATTGTGGCAAGCGCAAAATTCGATTCTCCCGCGGGCGCCGCCGAGGTCGCGATGCGCATTGTCGCGGAGCAGAAAAGGCGGGGCGCGGACTATTTAAGGAATTTGAAGGACGATGTCAAAAACAGCGGCATGGACGGCATCGTGCCGGGCGGACATGAGGGGGCAGGCGGCACAAACCCCTATGACGCGGCGATCGACAAGGTTTTGCCGGCTGTCAAGCAGTAAAAAACAAAGTAAAACAAAGTTAGTGAAACACAAGGAGGAAAAAATGTTGGATACATCGACGCATATGCCCGATAATTTTTTTGCGGGGGGTTTCCCGGTGGCAAAGGATTTCGGGGACATCAAAGCGGACGCGAAAATCCGCAAATACGCCCCGCTGGTGAAGGGCGCGTCCGGGATCGAGGAGGCTTCGGCGACGACGCTCGGCGATCTTGTAGGCATTGCCGCCGACGAGCCGGAGGGCGGCAAGGTGGTCTATTACCTTACCGGCGAATTTTTCGCGCAGGCGCTGGCCATGCCCGCCGGGGTCACCGCCGCAGTTCTCAAACCCGCTTTCCGCAAGCTGGGAATATTTTTGAAGGAGAGGAACTAATATGCCCGAAATAAGTATTTTTGAGCCCCGCACCATGGGGAAAATCGTTTCGCGTATGCCCCCGGTGCATACGTTTTTCAAGTCAACCTTTTACAGGAGGGTGAACACGTTCGCGACGAAAAGCGTTGACGTGGATTTCAAGAAGGGCAACCGCGAGCTCGCCCCTTTCGTCCACAGGAAAATCGGCGGCAAAACGATCCCGAACAGCGGCTACCAGACGAAGAGCTACACCCCGCCTTTGCTCGCCCCCAACAAACTGACGACGGTCGATGACCTCGCCGACCGCAGGCCCGGGGAGAGCCTGTACGGCGGGATGAGCCCTGCGGAGAGGGCTGTCCAGAAACTTGCGGACGATTTCGCCGAGCTCGACGAAATGATAACCCGCCGCGAGGAATGGATGGCGGCCCAGCTTTTTTTCACGGGCAAAATCCCGGTTGTCGGCGAGGGCCTGAAAGAGGAGATCGACTTCAGTTTCACAAACAAGGAAACGCTGTCGGGCACGAAAAAATGGGACGGGGCCGCCGCAGACCCGCTGGAGGATCTGAAGCGCTGGCGTCTGGATGTGCAGAAAAAGGGTTTTGTGAACTGCAACATCTGCGTCATGGCGAACGATGCGGCGGCCGCCTTTGTCAAAAACGAAAATGTGAAAAGCCTGCTCGACGTGAAGTCCTACGACCTCGCCGTCATCAGGCCGAGGGAGCTTCCGAACGGGCTGACTTATGTCGGCACGGTTTCCGGCATGGGTATGGACATCTATACGTACAACGAGTGGTATCTCGACAATTGGACGAATCCGGCCGCCCCGGAGCAAAAACCGCTTGTCCCGGAGGGGAAGGTGCTTCTGGCTTCCACGGCGGCGGCGTATTCGATGAACTACGGCGCGGTGACGCTGCTCGACGGTTCGGGGGTCGCCGAAAATTTTGTCACGGTCGAGGGCCCGCGCGTGGCCGATTCCTGGACGAAACGCAATCCCGCGCGCCGCTTCGTGCAGTTGAACAGCAATCCGCTCCCCGTCCCGCATGAGGTCGATAGCTGGTTTGTCGCGACTGTTTTGTAGGGTTTGCAAATTTATGATGACATTCAAGGAACAAATCAAAAACGATATATCTGCGGTGTTCCATAACCCGGAGGAGCACGCCGATGTCGTATCGGTCAGGTACAACAGGAGGCAGTACGAGATCCCCGTCGTCATCAACCACGACGGGGCGCGGGACAGGAAAAAGCCTTCGGCCGACAATGCGGACGGGATTTTCGCCGCCGACCTCACCGTCTATATGTCGTCCTACGACCTCGACATCATGCCGAGGAAAAACACGAGCATCGAGATCGGCGGCGATATTTTCAATATCGTCAGGGCGGGCTGCGACGCGGGCGAGATAAAACTCGAGCTGGAAAGGCTGGACGAGTGACGTATGATCGAGATCAGCGAAAACCAGATAAACCGCGTGAACCTCATACTCGGCGGTTTGAAGAATGCGCCCAGCCGTGCGTTTTCGGGCGTCATAAACCGCGCGCTATCGACGGTGCGGACGCAGTCCGGCAGACAGATCCGGGAAACCTACAAAATCAGGTACCAGGATGTCGCGGGCAGCCATACCATGAAGATCAAACAGGCGGGAGGCGCGAATCTGGCGGGCGAGATAAGGTTCGCCGGGGCGGTCATCCCTTTGATAAAGTTCGGCGTGAATCCGGCAAGGCCGCAGAGAAAGCCCGTTTCCGTTTCCGTGCTGAAAGAAACCACGGGGAAACGCCTCGTTTCGGCCTATGTCGCAAATTTGGGGCGCTATGGGGTGGGTGTGTTCGAGAGGCGCACACGCCGCCGCGATTCTTCGCAGCAGCTTTACGGGCCGTCGGTGGCGCATATGATGGAAAACGAAAGCGTTTTCGACAAAATCGAGGATGCCGCCATGAAAGTCATAGACGAGCGGGTCGAACACGAGATAAGCCGGATTTTGAACGGCCATGTGTAGGATGTATAGGATGTGTAGGTTAGGGAGGGATTTGTATTGACCCCTGTTGTTTTGCTTGACAGGCTAAAGGAATTCGCCGAAAACGCGACGAAGGATATTTTGCTTTCCGAAAGGCCGCAGAAAGGCGGGGATGAACCCGGATTGCGCCCGGCCGGGGTGCATAAAATGCGGCTTCCGAACAAGGAGGCCGAAACAAAGCTGATCCCATATATCCTTTTGCAGTTCCTGACGGGTTCCGACGACCAAAAGTCGGGCGACGACCCCGGCAGCGAGTGCAGGGTGCGGGTTGTGGTCGCGGTATATTCGGAGGACGAGAGCGAGGGGGCCCTCGACGTTTTGAATGTCATTGCGCGGCTTCGGACGGAGCTTCTGAAAGCGGGGGAGGTCGGCAGGCAGTTTCTGCTGCGGATGCCGCTCGAATACATAGTTTATCCCGATGATACCGCCCCGTACTATATGGGGGAAATGATTACCATTTGGGAAATGCCAACAATTAAAAGGGAGGTAAATACGCATTATGTCGAACAATTCGAATAATACAAAAACAGCGACAAACAAAGACGAGCCGGTTGAACCGGTTGGAATGGTTGGAATGGTTGGAATGGCCGAAATCGCCGAAATCGCCGGGGCGGCAAATAGCACGGCAAAACCGCGTTACGAAGGCATAAAGGAATTCATATACGCGGGCCCGTCGTTGCCGCAAGGCAAATTAAAGGAATATTCGGTTTTTTTGGGTACATTCGCCGAGGTGGCGGAATATTTAAAGGGTACGCTGAGCGAATTCCCCGAGGCGGAAAAACTCATCGTCCCGCGAACGAGGCTCGCGGAAATCAGCGCAAAAACGAAAACGCCCGGAAATATCACCAACAAATACTACAACGATATCGTTTCCGCGGTGAACAAAGAAACGAAAGAAACAAAAGGAGAGGAATAAAAGGTTATGTCAGATTTTCACGGAGTACGCGCCCGTCAGATCGCGACTTCCATTTCGACGCCTGTCGTCGCGGGGAGCGGTATAACATTTGTCGTGGGCACCGCGCCCGTCCACAGCGTCGATGGCAAGGCGAACGACCCTGTTTACGGCGGAAACAACAGCGAGGCGGTTTCCGCTTTGGGGTATGGCGACGACTGGGGAAAATACACGCTTTGCGAGGTCATGTACTGCCATTTCAGGCTGTACGCGACCGCCCCGGTTGTTTTCGTCAATGTCCTCGATCCGTCGAAGCACAAAAAAGTGGCGGCGGCGAAAAATTATCCGGTCAAGGACAAAAAAGTTTTGCTGCCGTTTGAGGCCATAAAGTCGAGCGTCAAGGCCACGGGCTATGAGGCCGGCAAGGACTACGATTTGTTTTACGGCGAAAACAGTCTCACCCTCGAGATTCTGGACGGCGGCACAATCCCGGACACCACCGGGGATCTCATGGTGGGCTTTGACGAGGTCGATCCCTCGCAGGTGACAAAGGGAGATATAATCGGCGGTTTTGATGTCGCCACAAAGAAAACGTCGGGGTTTGAGCTTCTGGATTCGGTGTTCCCGAAATACGGCGTCGTCCCGGATGTCATTGTCTGCCCCGGCTGGTCGCACGATCCGGAGGTCGCCGCGATCATGGGTGCCAAGGCATCGAACATAAACGGCATTTTTTCGGCGATATCCGTTTGCGATGTCGATACGGCGGCGGTAAAACACTACGCCGATGTGCCTTTGTGGAAAAAGAAACAGAACATCAACGCGAAGACACAGATACTTTGTTTCCCGAAGGGCAAACTGGGCGGCCGGGTTTTCCATATGTCAACGCAGGCGGCTGGGCTTATGGGCAGGGTAGATACCGAAAACGGCGCATGTCCCGCCGAAAGCCCCTCGAACAAACTGTTGCAGATAAACGGCGCGGTCCTTTCCGACAGCGAGGAGGTCTTGCTCGATCTGCAACAGGCGAACTACCTCAACGCGAACGGCGTTGTGACCGCGCTAAATTTTATCGGCGGGTTTGTGCTCTGGGGCAACGAAACCGCCTGCTACCCGGCGAACACCGATGCGAAGGACTATTTCATTTCCGTCTCGCGTATGTTCGGCTGGGTCGCCAATTCGGTGATTTTGACGTACTGGTCGAAAGTCGATAACAAAATGACGCGCCGTTTAGCGGACAGCATCATCGACAGCGTGAACATATGGCTCAACGGGCTCACTTCCGAAGAAAAACTGTTGGGCGGGCGGGTCGAAATGCGCCCGGAGGAAAACAGCACCGAATCGCTCATGGCGGGGAAAATTGTTTTCCATATCTTCATGACGCCGCCCAGCCCGGCAAAAGAGATCGAGTTCGTGCAGGAGTACGACATTTCATATATTGTTTCGGCGTTTGCATAAAAAAAGATAAAGAATGGGAGGGTAAAAAAACATGGCAAAAGTGAATGAATCCGTTATCAATTTTCAGGTTTACGAAAATTCCATCGAATACTACGGGATGGCGGAAGTCACGCTGCCCGAGCTTTCGTTCATCGTGAACGAAGTCAAGGGGGCGGGGATTTCGGGGACTTACGAAAGCGTGATTTTGGGACACCTCGAAGCGCTGACGCTCGGCCTCAATTTCCGGACGCTCGTAAAAGACGCGATAGCGCTGCTTGAACCGCGGGACCACCAGATCGACCTGCGCGTCGCGCAGCAGGACAAAGACACCGTTTCGGGCGAAACGAAAGTCATGGCTTTGAAGCACTTGTTCGTCGTAAAGCCAAAAAAGCTGAGCCCCGGCAAAGTCGCGCCCGCCACGCCCGCGGACGCTTCCGGCGAATATGCGGTGACCTACTGGGCGACGTTCATCGCCGGCAAGAAAGCACTTGAAATCGACATTCTGAATTTCATATGCTTTGTCAACGGCAAAGATTATCTGGCGGAAGTCCGGGCGGCTTTGGGGAAATAATATATTGTTTTGAATTGTTTGGAGGAAAAAACATGGATTTCAGTGGGGAAAACGATAATATGGCAGCATCCGGCGAAAACGAGAAGATCGAAAAAAATGAGAAAAGCGAAAAAGGTTCGGCGGGCGTATATGTGCACAAATTCAAAAAGCCTTTTGAATACGAGGGCAAAAAATACGAGACGCTCAATTTCTATTTCGACAGGCTGACGGGGAATGACGTTTTGAAGATCGAATCCGAAATGCAGGCGAACAACGATTATGCCCTCGCCCCCGAAATATCAAAGGCATTCCAGTGCAAAATGGCAGCGCGCGCTGCGAGTGTGGGGAGCGACATAATCGAAAATATGCCGTTCCAGGATTTCAACAAAATCACAAATGCCGCCCGCCGTTTTTTGCTGGATACGGGTTATTGAAAAACCCGTGTCTATGGGTGCGCAGGGAGGCCATCCGGCTCGCGAAGACGACATACACGCCGGTACCGTACTGGCTGGCGCTCACCGTCGCGGATTTTGTGGCTTGGATCAAAAATGTAAACGAAATTTGAGGGGGTGAAATCATGGCGAGCCGACAGGAATACGAATTGCTGCTGAGCCTGAAGGCGGCATTGGGCGGCAATTTCAGCTCGACCTTCAGCAATGCCATGAGCACCACGAAAAAGCTGCAGGATTCGCTCGGGGATCTGAAAAAGGCTCAAGGCGATATATCGGCCTATCAGAAAACCGAGGGCGCGGTCAAAAAGCTGAAGGACGAGAAGGAAAAACTCGAAGGCGCCGCAGTCAGAAACGAAGATGCGATCAAAAAAGTAAACGCAAAACTCGAAGAGGAAGAACAGAAACTCGCCGGGTTGACGGAAAAACTCAAGGATGCCGGCATAAACACGGGCAATTTGTCGCAGGAAAACGACAAGCTCAAAGATACATACGAACGCGTCAAAAAAAGCCAGGAAGACCTCGCGAAGGTAAACAATGCCATACAGGAAAACAATCAGGCCATATCAAAGACGCAGGGCGAGCTTGTGAAAACGGTCGCCGCCTTGACGGCTGCGGGGGCGGCTTTTTATAAAGGTTTTGTCGAGCCGGCGGCCGCATTCGAAAGCGAAATGTCAAATTTGAAGGCGATTACGGGCGCGACAAGCGGCGAGATCAATTTGATGGCGGACGGAATCAGGGACATCGCCAAAATCACGGGGACGCCGCTTTTGGAAATAGCCTCAAACGCGAAAATGCTTGCGGAGGCGGGGGGCGACGTCAACCTGATGATGGAGCAGCTCAAGCACGGCACCAATCTGGCGAAGGCGACGCAGAGCGATATGGCGACCACGCTCGACTTTTTGGGCTCCCAAATGAAGACGTTCGGCATCGAAGCCGAGGATACGCAGTCGGTGGTGGACAGCTTCGCATATGTCACCACCCTTGCGAATTTGGAACTGAAACAGCTCGGCGACGCTTATGTAAATGTGGGCGGTTCGGCTGCGCAGGCCGGAATGGGCATAAACGATGTGAATGCGATAATGATATCGTTTTCAAACGCGGGTCTGAAAGGCGGCGCGGCGGGGACTTCGCTGAACGCGGTATTGAGGAATTTGTCCACCCCGACGGAAAAAGCCGCTGGGGCTTTGAAAGATTTGAACATTGAGTTATATGACAACACGGGAAAAAGCCGGGATATGCTGGAAATCATGTCGGATCTGGAAGGCGCACTGGGGGATTTGACGGACGAACAGCGAAACCACTACCAAAGCGTGATTTTTGACAGCGTGGCACAAAAAGGCTGGAATATGATAGTCGATGACGGCATGGCGAGCATCATAGAATTGCGCGATGAATTGGATGAATCGGGCTATGCGTTCGATGGCTTGGGGCAGGCGGCGGGAATGGCGGCGGAGCAGCTCGACAATTTGAACGGCGATTCGTCGCTCGCAAAAAATGCGTGGCACGATTTGTCGGTCACGATCGGCACTCTGGTATTGCCGAATGTCCGCCAGTTGGTGCAGGGGATCACGGGGATAATAAACAAAGTAAACGAGTTCGCGCAAAAAAACCCGCAGGCCGTCAAAACAATAATGGCGGTTGTCGGAGGGCTCGCAGCGGCAAAAGTCGGTGCGTTGGGACTACAGCTTGGTTTTCTGGGTCTGAAAGGCGGGGTGCTTGAAGTCGCCAAAGGGTTTTTGGGTTTCAAGGCGGGGCTTGCGGAATCGGCGGCCGCAGCGGCGACGGGTGCAGGCGGAATCACGAAGATGTCGGGGACGCTCAAAGGGTTGACTTCGCTGCTTGGCGGCATCGGCGGCGCGGCTCTGCCCGTCATTGCGGTCCTGTCCGCACTGTCCATATTGTTTTTGAAAATGAACGGCGAGGATGTTTCCGGATTTCTCCAGCCTCTAAAAGATGCTTTCGAGAAAATAAAGCCCGTTTTGCTGAACGTCATGGAACAATTCAAGGAGCTGGGCAAAAATCTGTTGCCTGTATTGATAGAAACGGCGAAAAAACTTGCACCGATACTTGGCAATATTGTTTCGGCGATTTTGCCCGTGGTGATCACGCTGATAGAACAGATCAGCTCCATACTGTTTCAGGTCATCGGGGATATTCTGCCCGTGATACTGACCATCGTCGGGGAAGTCGCGGTATTGCTTGGAAATATGATAACGGCGATATTGCCCGTCATATGCGACTTGTTGAATATTTTGCTGCCCATAATTTCGGAGCTTATACAGGCGATACTGCCCGTTTTGCTGAGTTTGATAGAAACGCTGCTGCCGGTTATAACCACGCTTGTAGAGGGTGTGTTCACGGCTTTCGTCGCGATTCTAAATGAATTGTTGCCCATAATTGCTAAGTTGGTGGAAGCGGTGTTGCCAGTTTTGCTCAGCATAATAGAGACGATATTGCCGGTTATAACCACGCTCGTAGAAGGCGTTTTCACGGCTTTTGTCAAAATCCTAAACGAACTGTTGCCAGTGATTTCGACGTTGATAGAGGCTATCCTGCCCGTTTTGCTCAATTTGTTCGAAAAGATATTTCCCGTCATAAAGGATCTGGTCGATGCCGTGTTGCCGCTGCTCGTCGATGTACTGGGTTTGATAATGCCGATTATAAACGCTTTGATAGACCTGACTTTGCCGATCCTCACGACTTTACTTGAAGCCCTTGGACCCATAATCACTTTCCTTGCGGATATTATCGGCAATGTGCTCGGAGGTGCGTTGGAAGGAATAATGCCGATAATTGATCAAATTATGGCTATATTCAAGGGCTTGATAGATTTCGTGACGGGGGTGTTCACGGGAGATTGGAAAAAAGCCTGGAATGGAGTTGTCGATATATTCAAGGGGATTTTCAATTTGATTCCGACAATTGTCGAAAGCATAATAAACGGGGCCATCGGAATCATCAACGGCATTATAGGCGGGATCAATTTTATTACGGGCGCAATCGGCATACCTGCGATACCCGAAATCCCGAAAGTGTCGCTCCCGCGCTTTGAAAAGGGCACGGACTATACGCCGGATGCGTTCATCGCGGGCGAAGCCGGCCCGGAACTCATCACAAACGCAAAAGGCCGAAAGGTGTTCACGGCGGCGCAGACGGGCGACATATTCAACAACCTGCAGACCCTCAACGCATCGCCCGTGTCGGTGATGGCTCCCGGGGGCGGCGGGGAATCGAAGTTCGAGATAAACTACAACCCCACAATCTACGTCGATGGCGACAAGCCGGAGGATCTGGATGAGAAGCTGAAACAAAACAACGAAGCCCTGCTCAATATGTTCAAAGAATTTTTGAGGACGGAGCGGGAAAACGAAAATAGGATGGTATATGCTTGATGTTTAGGGTATATTCGACGATATCCGGCGATATGTGGGACGGGATAGCGTTAAAAACCATGGGCAGCGAAATGCACAAAGACAGGCTCATGGGGGCAAACAAAAAATACAGGCACGTCTATATCTTCCCGGCCGATATCGAGCTCGTTGTCCCCGAAACCCCAAAAACAAGGCCGGCCGGATTGCCGCCTTGGAAAAGGCAGAGATAGGGGGCGAATGCAAATTTTATGGGCCGCATTGATTTGGCGCGCAGGACGGAAATTTTTATCAGCATCGACGGTGCCGATATAAGCGGGGACATCAACAAATACCTCGTTTCCCTTGCCTACACCGACCACGAAGAGGACAAAACGGACGATATAAATATCACGCTTGCCGACTGGGAAGGGGTTTGGATCCAGGACTGGCTTTCGGGCGACGACGGCGTGAAAGGCGCCGAAATCTCCGCCGTCATAATACAAAAAAATTTCGATTCGGACGGCAAAGACCGTGTGCTCGACTGCGGCACGTTTGAAATCGACGCGCTGGACACATCGGGGCCGCCGGCGCAGGTCACGATAAAGGGCACCTCGCTCCCGCATTCCTCGAAAATCCGGACGGAGAAAAAAACAAAAGCATGGGAAAACATAAAACTTTCGGCGCTGGCAAACGAAATCGCCGGGAACAGCGGGATGGAATGTATGTTTTTGTCGTCCTTTGACCCGGTTTACACGAGGAAAGAACAGATACAGACCTCCGATATTGTATTTTTGAAAGAGCTTTGCAAGAATGCGGGGGTTTCTTTAAAGGCGACATCAAATATGATTGTGCTCTTCGACGGGCGGGACTACGAGGCGAAAGAAACAGTCCGGGACATCAAACGGGGCGAGGCGGATATTATGACATACCGGTTCGGAACGGGGACGAACGATGTGAAATATTCCCGCTGCCATGTGATCTATACCGACCCGCAGACAAAAAACACGATTGAATACACATACACGCCCCGCGACGCCGACCCGGACGGCCAGACGCTTGAGATCAACGAAAAAGTCAATACGCGGGAAGAGGCCAAGCAGCTCGCGATGAAACGGCTGCGGCAAAAAAACAAAGCCGAATATCAGGCGGAATTTACGCTTGTGGGCGATGTGCGACTGGTCGCAGGGGTCACCGCCAACGTCATCGGGTGGGGGATGTTCGACGGCAAATATATCATCGAAACAGCGGCATTCAACGTGGCGGGGAGCGGCTGCACGGTTCAAACAAAATTGAGGCGCGTTTTGGAGGATTACTGAACTATATGGATATCGAAAAGGAAATAACGGTATTGAAAAATATTGTCCGCGTCGGGACGGTCTCGTCCGTCGATATAGCGGAGCGCACGGCGCGGGTGGCGTTCGCAGACAAAAAAGCCGGGGAAGAGCAGCCGCTGATATCGGGGGCGCTGAAAGCGCTGAACAAAGAAATCCCGTATGTCGGCCAGTTCGTAATCTGCCTGTTTCTGCCCAACGGCGACGGCGACGGCTTTATTTTAGGAGAGGTTTAGATTATGGCGATCATCGGGACGCTTGGGGACATTGTGTTTTCCGTTTCCAAAAAGCAGGTGAACACATTCGAAGGTTTGAAATGGGAAAGCAGCGCGAAATACGCGGCGCACGACAGGCATATGAAAGAGACATTGATCGAATTCGTCGGCCTGGATGCGGACAAAATCTCTTTTGAAATGTATTTTTCCGTGTTTTTGGGGATCAACCCGATAAAGGAAATCGTAAAACTCCTCACGGCGGAGAGGGAGGGGAGGGTGATGCGGTTGGTCATAGGCCCGAAAGCATACGGAAAAAACAAGTGGGTTATCGAAAAAACATCAAAAGATCTCATTCTATTCGACAACAAAGGGAATTTGCTTGTTGCGAAGGCGGACGTGTCGCTCACGCATTACGCATGGAGGTAAGGGGGTAAAAAACAAAAATGGTCTGCACGATTGCGCCGGATGAAAAAATGAAAATAAACCTCGCGCCGAAAAATGTTGTCGAAGAGATAATACAGAACCTCACGACGCTCATATCGACGCCGAAGTTTTCCGTGCCGCTCGACCGAAATTTCGGCCTTTTGTCGCGGTTCGTGGACAAACCGACCCCGGTGGCCGAGGCGATGATCGTCTCGGAGGTTTTGGACGCGCTGGAAATGTACGAGCCGCGCGTGGAATTCAAAAACATAACATTCGAACGCGACGAAAAAAGAGGGAAAGTAATCCCGCTGCTGGAGGTGGATATAAATGCCGAAGGATAACAGAAAGTTCCCCGACATAAGTTTCGTCGATACCAACGCCGAAAATTTAACAAACAAACTCATACAGTCATACGAAAAAATCACGAACCGGAAACTTTACCCGGCAGACCCGACACGCCTTTTCATTTTGTGGATGGCGGACATCATAATCCAGGAGCGGGTCATAACCGACGAATCCGCAAAACAGAACGTCCCGCGGTATGCCGAAAACGAATACCTTGATTCGCTCGCCGAAATATTCAAGGACGCGGAAAGACTGCAGGCAAAAGCGGCGAACACGACCTTGCGTTTCTATATCTCCGCCGCGCTGCCCTCGGCGCAGATCGTCCCAAAAGGGACACGGGTGACCGTTGACGGCGAAATAACTTTTGAAACGGTCAGAAACCTCCACATCCCCCCGGGGGAACGCTTCGGGGACGTTTCGGCTGTCTGCACCGCGACGGGAACGGCCGGGAACGGATTTTTGCCCAGACAGATAACGCAGATCGTGGATGTGTTCCCGTTTTTTCAGGGCGTGGAGAATATAACGACGAGCGAGGGCGGGGCGGACAGGGAAACCAATGCGGCGTTCTATATGCGCATGCGCGAGAACATGGAAACATGGTCCACGGCGGGGCCGGAAGGCGCATATGTCTATCACGCAAAGACGGCCTCCGCAAAAATAACGGATGTTGTGGCGTGTTCGCCGGAACCCGGCATCGTGGACATCCGGGTGATGCTCGAAAACGGCGAGCTGCCCGATGTCGAAATGATACAGCTTGTCTATGAATCGTTGTCCGCTGACAAAACGCGGCCTTTGACCGATTTTGTGGTCGTATCGGCCCCGGAAACGGTATCGTTCGACATCGACATAACATACTATATACAAAAAAACAACGAATACAGCGCGGAACTGATACAATCGGAAATCGAAAAGGCTTTGGGCGGATATATAAAGTGGCAGACGGAAAAGATGGGGCGCGACATAAACCCGGACGAACTCGTATATTTTCTGAAAAAGGCCGGGGTGAAGCGCATCGAGATCCGCCAGCCGGAATATACGGCCATAGCCGGAAACGCGGTCGCCGTCGTCGATGGGAAAAACATCATTTACGGGGGAATCGAAAATGAATAACACCGTATTTGATATTGATTTCACTCGTGCGCTGCCACCAATTCTAAGAAACGACAA